CTCGTGCGGGCGCATCAAACATGGAATTGGTCCTTCGCATAAAGGCGGATGATCCAAAAGCCAGGTGCCCCATGGGTAATAAATTCGGTGCCGATGAATCCGAATGGGATGGGCTCGCCGACACGGCGCGAGCACACGGATTCAAGGTTGTAGGGGTGAGTTTTCACGTAGGATCGTTTGCCAACTCGGCGGACGCACATGCACTTGCGATCGCCAAAGCGCGTCGTGCTTTCACGTTACTTGAAAAATACGGCTTCACGCCGACCCTCCTCGACATTGGAGGTGGATTTTCGTCCGAAAACCTCGAGACGATTCTGCCGGCCTCGGTCGAAATCAACAGGGCGATCACCGAGCACGGGTTTGACACGTGCCAAGTCATTGCCGAACCAGGACGGTTTTTGGTCGAACACGCGATCGAGCTCCACACAAAGGTGATTGGCATCAAGCCCGGCTCAGTCACAATTGACGAGTCGCTCTACGGGGCATTCAACTGCATCATCATGGATCACGCCGTCCCCGAGGCTGTGACTCGATCAGACGGTCCCTATACAATCATGGAGGTGTTTGGGTGTACGTGCGACGGAGCGGACGTCATCGGCAAGGCGTCCCTACCGATCAATATCGACGTCGGCCACGTCATTCGCTGGCCGCGCATGGGTGCATACACCCTCGCAGCCACGACAAACTTCAACGGACTTCCGTTCAACACGCGCGAGCGCAAGTACACTTAAAAGGAGCAGTCACAGTCCCTACATGGAGATAAAGACGTTACTACGTCCACTCGGACTGTACATTGCATGGCACACATTCTACTGGCTTTCGGATCGGGCGTACTATCACTGGTGCGGAAAGGGGTACCTGTGGTCGCTGGTCGCGCGGGACTCGGACGTGTGTCGGACGCTCAAATACGTGTCAAGAACGTTCCCTTCTCATTAAACAAATCGGCGCATTTGCGTGCGGCGCTGCGGCGCGTGTACTCTGCTCGGCTCCCTTCCCTTCCATGCGTGGCGGCGTGCGCGCTTCACCTCCTTCTCGTAGTTGATGTCGCCGTCAAACACGAGGTCCTTGATAATCTCGGGGTGTTCACCGTTCGTCTTCATAGCTTGGAACGTCCGATCCATCTTCTCCAGCATTTCAGCAAAGTGCTCCGTCATAATCTCTCGACCCATTTGGCGGAAAAAACGAGCCAGATTCGGTGAATGCTCGGTGGCCGCTTCTAGCCACCGAGCAGACATTCCCTGCTCGTGCGTGACGAGCTCGTCAAACAACTCGGCGTACGTATCGTCATAGGCTGCATTCCACCGCTTCTCTTCAAGCGCGCTCTGGATCTTCTGGAGACCTTTGAAGAGAATCGGACCGCGGCACATGGGACAGCTCGGCCCATCGAGCTGCGTCGAGCTCGCCAACCATTGGACGAGACACGGCTTGCAAAAGGCGTGTGCGCACGTCAACCGGCACGGCTTGTCACACTCACCGAAACAGATGGCGCACTCCATGGCGGCGAGTGTATATCCGACGAGCGCCCGTCTCGTCTATCCGTCGCGACGTAACCTACTTTTCTCCCATTTGTTCCTCTGTTTGGTCGTCGGTTTCGACGGCGGCGCATTCGTCTGATCGACCCACCGCGAATCGATGTGAGCACGCCACGGCATGCGCATACGATCGAGCGTCTTGCGACACACGACGCACGGTAAAGACGTTCCGGGCTGACCATCTCGACGCGTCCGCTGAATCACCAGAGGTCCAAACTTGCGTTGAGTCCAGTGAACAAACCGGGCACGCGGAACGCCTTCGCGTCTCGATTGCTCACGCATGAGCGCCACCATGCGTCTTTCAGCACAACATGTACACGAGTTGGGCACATACTACCGCCGACTTGGGGCGACCGGTTGAACAGATCATGAACATTACTCTTGTAGGGCGTGTCGCCTTTAGGGTTTTTTCTGTGCCACCTGTATATGCAGCACAACTTGCTGTACCTGAAATCAAAGATGTTGTTTTTCATAGCGGGTTTAATTATCGCGTTTTATAAACCATACACTCTAAAGTATTTTGTTGCGATAAATATAGCTCTGGCAGTTGCAGAAGGTTTAAGGGAACGTCTGGTACTCAACGCTCTTTTGGGTCTGTTTGTGTTATTCGTGTCTCTTCGAATCAACTGGAATACGACAGATATCAGTGAGATTTTGACCTTCCTAGTACCCTTTATTGTATGGAACCTGTGGTTTTCGATCAAGTCGGGGGACGATCCGTTATCAGCTATGGCTCATAATTTCATACCACTCGGCGTTGCATTGGCTACACTCAAGCTGACCAACACGCCAAATAAAGCGCTTTGGAACTGGGCATTAATACGTGTAAGCATGCTCATAATGTTATTTATACACGGTGCAAGCCCATGGGCAGGTTGTCCAACGAGTCGTTTAATCTGATCTAATTTCTGTGGTCAAAGTAGAATGCCGAGCCGTGCAGTGACGCTCCACGAGTACAAAAAGACAAAGGACACTGGCGTCAAGACGACAGGCGGTCTCACCGGCAAGAAGCTCATGGTGTCACCGGCCAGCGGCGAGGTGGTTGACAAGGCGAAACGGCGTCAGGGTCTGAAGAGCACGTGGGCCAAGGATACTGAACTCTGTCGCAAAGAGCTCAAGATCGAAGGGATGGTCCTCTTCAATGTGGGTCCGATGGGGAAGAAACTGTACATGTGCGTCAAGGACAAACAGGCTGCACGGGGGGCCGTGGCGGCAAAAAAATGATGGCGTATAATAAAATGCCCAAGACTACCCAGCAGAAGGAAGTCTCCAAGCGCGGCAAGGCGCTCGGCTATTGCTACAAGAAGCTCGGCCTCGAGGGTTTCGTCCCGGCCAAGAAGGGGTCTCTGCTCGATCAGTGCATCGAGGCAAAGCTCGAGGCCAAGAAGTAATTTTCTCGTCCAACAGTACGATGCCTTCGTACGTCCCGACGCGTTACCTGTCCCACGGTCGCCGCGTCTTTAAGACGATAGAGACTGGCAAGATGTTCACGCGCACGGACGGTGGTTCGCGCACGTACACACCCAAGGTGTCCCACATCACCAAGGGCACCAGCAAGTTTACGATCAAGCACCACAACAAGGTGTACAAGGGCGGCAAGCCGGTCGCCAAGTACAGCCGTGGTCACATGGGTGGTACGCGCCGCATCAGCCCGCAGGCTACCCTGCTGCGCCGTATCCTCAGCGGCCGCTCGATGTAAATGGTCTAGACGCCCATGAACGCGAAACCCTTGACCGGCTCGTCACCCTCCTCGACCGTCTCGGGCTGGGCCGACGGTGGCTGTACCTCGTTGACGACAACCTGGTAAGCCCGGCAGGTCAAACCAAAAACCTCTTTGAAAAAATAGGTCCCGGTGATCTCGATGATACACGTCACAACCGTATTGGCGAGAAGACCCTCCTTGACATCCTGAAACTGAATCTCCTTCTGTGCATTGAACAGCTGAGTCGACTTGTCCACCTTGATCCGGAGGCCCGACTCTTTGAGGTTCGAGTTGAACGGGACCATTCCACCGACGAGCGCCGGCTCGAGCGACTCACGCCACCACGCGCCAAACACGCCCGGGACGTCGATCGTCATCGAGCCGTACTCGGACACGCCGTTGTACATGACGCGACCCTTGGGGATCTGAAACCGAAACGGCTTCCCGCCGTCGACGGTATACTTCATGGTGCCGTTCCGACCACCACCCTGCTCTACATTTTCAAAGTTTACAGCGTGCCAGACAGGCATTTGATTCTTACTCCAGGCACGCCTCTAAGTAACATAAACACAGTGGGCGTCTGTACACCATGGAGCATGTGCTCAAGATCCTCGAAGATGAGGTGGAGAAGCGTGTCAACGAACGCATGTCCCAGATGCTCGAGAAGATTTCACGCACGTACGACATTTCTATGCGTCAGCTCTTGCGCGACGTGTCCGTGATTGATCGGACGCAGAGCTCGACGTGTCGCGGCGTGACTGCCAAGGGGAAACAGTGTCGGCACGCCGCCAAGGAGAATGGCTACTGTCACCAGCACGTCAAGCAAAAGCCGGTACAGCGTGCGCTCGCACCACCAGCACCAATCATACCGTCGAGTGTCAGGACGATCGAGCACACGCACACGTTACCGCCGTTGTTCCTCGCGGGTTGTCCGGCATGCGCTCGAAGTCGACAACCATCTTCAGACAACCTCGGTCTGCTCGCGTCGATGTGCGTCTAAAAAACTTGTAAGTGAAACAGAAAATGCTCGTTCGAGTCTTGACAGATAACGGTGGCCCGAAACCGGTACCGCTTCTGGCCCGGGTCGTCGAGGAGCGCGACAATGCGTACACGATCATATACCTTTCGGCCTCGGAGGACAAGGACCACGGTCGAACCATCTACAGGTACGAATCTGACACGTACGACATCGATGACGACTATGTCGTCGAGTACATAGACGACGAAGAGCAGGCGGGTTTCGAGCCGGCCAACACCAGCGACGGCTGGATCAAGCAGGTGTACGACTCGGACGACGATTACGAACCGTCTGACGAAGGTGAGTCGCTCTCAGGCGACGACGAAGACGACGAAGACGAAGATCTCGAGGCGGAAGAAGAGTACGTGGAAGAGTACGACGAGTAATTTCTGGGCCGACAGTAAATGTCACGCGTACTGGCACTCATCGCGGTGCTCATGGTGCTCGCCGTACTGCTTAGCGCCGAGCGCAAGAAGGAGAATCTGTGCATGTGCCGGTGAGGTTTAAAGTTTTGAGGCGCACCTAACCCATGGACTATACGAATCCGCAAGGTGTACGATTCAAAATCGCGAACCGGAATGGAATCCGGTACGACGTCAAGTATTATACGGGCGTGTCCAGCTGGCCACGTAGCCTGAGAGGGTTTCAGTGTTCGACGGATGAGCTCCGTCAGGAGATGTTTTTCATCCTCGGGAGCAAGCGTCTGTGTACCACGTGCAAAGTGGATCTGCTCGGCCACAACGACGATCCCAACAAGGAGACGTGCGAATCGTGTATCCTCAGGGTGTCGGCTCTGGGTGCAGATGGCGCAGGCGTTCCCGAGTGTCCGGTGTGCTACCAGAAGATGCTCACGGTCGATGGCAGCAAGCACAGCTTGGCGTGTCGTCACGAAGTGTGCCTCGGGTGTACGCGCAAGCTCATGAAGCCGCCACACCGGATCCATTACGACCCAGCCCATGGCACGTTTCCAACATGGACAATCACGTGCCCTTTGTGCCGTGACGTGGCCAACTACAATGCTGCGCTCAGGGTCGTCATGCCAAATCCCGCCTTCTAGTACGATGGAGGATGCTGCGATCGATCTTCTTTTGCCAGTCATGGAATCATCGATGGTTCTCGCCAGCCACTACGCCAAGGCGTGTGGCCGAGACACTGTCACGGGCAAGGATGTTGCCTACGGCCTCATGTACGCCGTACGCAACGTCACGGGGCGCCAGGTGGGCTCTTTATTTCCAGAGGCGTACGAGTCGGGCAGTGACGAGGAGGAGGATGAGCTCGAGGAGGTGGATGAGGAGGAGGAGCCGTTCACGCGTTACGAAGGGTCCGAAGAACTCTTCGTGAATATGAATAGGTGTGCAGACACATGGGATTCGTGGGAACCAACATCTCCGATCGAAACGATGCTCAAGTCTGCAGCCGACAAGGCAAACGCCGAGGTCTGAAAGGGTACAACCCGCGCGAGATTCACGTCTTTATAGACGAGGATGACACCAGCGACGAAGAGCTCCCGGCCAAGGTCAAGTATGCCGTCATCGTCCAGGAGGAGGCTTTCATCCCGGACGACGATTTTTTTTCTGAACAGAAATCAAAATGAGCGCCGTGATTGCTGATGTTTCCTCCCAGTTCACCACCCAGACCGGCAACTTTGTCGTGGCTGGTTTCTCCTTCGGTGCCGCCATCGCGTGGATGGACCTGGTCCGCTTCGTGATTGCCCAGGTGGTGTCCGTGCCCAAGAACGGCGGCATGTACTACCTGCTGACGGCCATCTTCACGACGCTGCTGTCCATCGTGGTCTTCCTGATCATGAACCGCACCCTGGGCACCAAGCAGCCGGCCCAGCCCATCTTCGCCGTGACCCGCTAAACGTCGCGGACGGTGACCTCAGTGTCCGAGTCCGACTCGGGCTCGACGGCGGGGGGATCAGCAAGCTCCAGTGTAATGACAGGAAACTCGTACCACTCCATATTTTCGTCAAATTCGTTCGGGAAGGAATGAAACACGTCCACGTCGACGAACGCGGACATTTCCTCCTTGTCGCCCAAAAATAAGTTCGTCTCACGGATCCGAGCCGCTCCTCGATCCGTAAGCTGAACCAGTGACGTTGTGCGCTCAAAACTCAGACAGTACTTCATGTCGTCACAGTCCTCGTCGTCGCAGTGCTCATCCATGAACATGTACGGGCGGAGGTAAGTCATCCGGTACAGTTTCAAAGGGGTTTCACGCTCCTTCTTGTCGAACACCTTCTTGCACATGTTCATGCCTTCGATGTATTCGCCGTCAGTGAGTTTCTCCTTGATCGAGTCGATAAAATCTGTAAGAGTCGCGATGGGTGACATCGTCGCCATTACTAGTACAGGGACACTTTGGGTTTAAATGCTTCTGGTGGCGGAACAGCGTTGAGACGTTCGAGCAACGGCTTGAGCAGGCGCAGGTATGCAATGTACGCCGCGACGAACCCGATAACCAGCACGGCGATGACCCAGCGTCCAAAGGCGCGCTTCTCGGGCTCGGGCTTGGGTGGCGGTGGAACCATGGACATGGCGTCGACGATCCGTTGAATCTGAACATCCTGAAGAGGCGGTGTCGGCGGTGGCGGCTCGCGGTATTCACAGTGGATCCGGAGCGTGAATGCGTTCGTGTCATAGCCCTGAAAGTTGACCGGTTTGCCTTTGCTGTTCAGCCAACGAACCGTCAGACGCTGAATCTTCGGGATTGGCGTAACGTATTCGAGATATTGACTGTAGTCCGAGCCCTCCTTGAAGTTTTTGATCGAGCCGCTGGTCACGTCGAGCGGAATCATACCAAAGGTTGATCGGATGGTTGAGCCGTCGGTCGTGCCGTTGATCAGCTTCTTGGCATCGAGGACGCTCGTCGTCCGAAGCTCTTCGATATCCAGGAAGACGTACTCGGTGACGTTGAGCATCACGATCGTCGTCGATTTGTAGATGCTCAGGCCAGTGTACGTGGGATCATTGACGTAGACGGGTGACGACGACGCTAGGGCACTGGATAGCGTACCAGACTCGACACCGAGCGCCGTCTGGAGTTCGGCCGTATGAGCCCGGATCGTGAACGGCACCGACGCCGAGAACATGAATCGGCCTTCGTCCGGCAGATATGTGACCGTCAACGCTGTACCGCCCGTCGTGTTCATGAGCGCATCCGCGAGACCACACGACGAGTAATAGCCAGGTGCGATGCTGTACTGGACCGAGTTGAACGTGAAGACGTTCGCGCCGGTCGTGATGTTGTACAGGGTGTTTGGTACCTTGGCATTCACCAGATCGACCCGGACGACACTGTGCAAAGGGGCGGTCAGGTGCAATGTGTATGCATCGCCTGACGGATACAGAGCCGTGTCGCGACTCGACGAATCGACATAGACGTACTTGATACGCTGGCTATCATCTGCCATCTACTGTGTGTCTACAAAAGTTCCTGCCAACTCAAAAGAACTTGGGCGTCTACAGCCCCTTGTGACGTGTTGTTGAAAAATGCTAGGGTGAATATGTCGCTCGTCTGTGTGAATGAATTCCGGCCAATCTGTGAAAAGTACTGACCGAGTTCGAAAACCACGGCGCTCGACGCGCTGGCCGAACCGTGTGTCGCTATACCCGACGCAATCTGCTGACACGTCGTGACCGAAAATGCCGTCGCCGACTTGTCCACGAGGATGCTCGTGCTTGGTGGTGCCGCCAAGAAGTTTTCACCCGTCAAATTCGCCGCCGTGACGTTGCTCCAGAGCGCCCATTGAACGGTATCGCCCGAAGTTGTGATTACGATCTCGATTTGCTTCACCGCGCACACGGAATCGAGTCGACCCGGTGCCAACCTGAGAGACATGACAGGTACCCACGTCGCAGCGCCGACAGTCGCACTGAACGTACACAAATTGGAATAGAGAGTCAATGGTGTGGTCGCCCCACCCTCTGACATGACGGTCGAGCAAATCTGCGTCAGGTTCGAGGTTGCCGGTGCTGCGCCGTTCAGAGTCTGGATCTCGTACCTCACGGGCAAACACGCCGTTGTTATGTACGCCGAATTCGTCAAGTTGGCGTGGTGGAACGTGTGTGCGATGATGAAAATGCCGTTGATGATGAACCCCATACGGACCGAGCCGACGCCGAGCCATTCCATATCGATCCAGAGAATTTGAGCCTTTGTGATGTCGAGTGTTAGACCCGACGGACCAGTTCCCAAGAGTTTATCGCCGTTCCAGTTGGTCTGTGCCACGTTCGAAAAAGATATGGTTCCCGTGACGTTCGAACGCTTGACCAATTCAACACCGTTTGCCAACTCGAGGTAAAAGCCGTTGGCCTCCCCGAAGTATCCCACGCGTTGACGTGTGTTTCCGGGCGACGCTGGCGCCATGACGAACGTCAACATCGTCAAAAGAGACTTGCCGGGCTGATATCTGAACGTATAACCAGTCTCGCGCGCCGCAAACGATCCAGTCGTATTGGTCACCGTGAGATTTGCAGAACTCTGGGTCGGTATGTAGGTCACCGACCCACCCGAGGCGACGTTTGATCGGAACGACGCGTCAAGCCCGAAACGTTGCTGAGAATCAAAGAGCGTGAAAGGGCTGCTGACCCGAAGTCGACCAAATGCGTCGAGTTGGGGAGTCGATTTATAATTTAGGATCGAATCCGTGACGTTTCTCGAACAGTGTGAAGTTCCGTTGGCGATCATCCTACCATCGACTGACAAAAAAAGTCCTTTTCGATGTTCTGTCTGCACGGGTCACTTAGGGCGGTACGTCTCATCAAACTCACGAACAATGGCCGAACTGCTGAACGACGTTTTTCGCGACATTCAGCGTGATATCGGTGCCGATCTCACGGCGTTTCTGTACCGGACGTATGTGGAGCACGTCGAGATTGACTTTGAGGCGATCGAGCAGCTGATCATCGACGCGTTTTACCACACGCATAAGCCGGCTCAGATTTCCGAGGAACTCTGGGAAGAGTTTCTCAACACGCTGCTGATCGGCACGGAGGTGGCGATCAACACCACGTGGTACGTACCGCACTTCTGGGACCAGGAGATTGAGGATGAGGATGAGATGATGGGCTGCGTTATGACCATGATGCGCGCCGTGGTTGCGGTCGTCACTCGGACACAGGGCCCTCGTATGCTCGAGGCGATGACACTAAGGAACTAAAACGCCGGTAGTGTATATGCCGGTCGGTGTGTTTGTTCGGTGGATTCTCGCTCGACGCCGTCAGTCTTAAAAGATACCGCCTCTGTGTCCGTAAATGCGGTCACTTGCACAGAAGATCGTCATGCTAGCAAAGCCCAACAAGCGGTGCTCGTCGGCGTCCAGGCCTAAACCGACCAGGGTGACGAAGCGACAGATTAAACAGGCGGTCGATCAAGCCATGCTCCTCTGTCACCATTTCGAGGATACGATCGAGTGTCGTCACGCGTGGGAGCTCGCTGAGGAGCTTTCGCACGCCTACCACGCCCAGGAACAGAATATCAAACAGGGTATCGAGGACGAACAGTGTTTCGACGATCCGCGCGCGTGTCGCGAGTACGACGTCTAGAGCCAAAATATCCAAGATATGTATGGCAGGGAGATATTTGTACTGGCGGCACAGGGATGGGTTTCCGTTCAGGTTTCTTAGGATATTTTTCCCGAAAATGTACAGATCGCAGTCGTGCCCAATGTTCTGAAAAGTAGGTTTTGTCTATACGGGTCAGTCAAGCCCCACTGTACCTTTACTCACTCACGTCATGGCTACGCCCTACCCTGACGCGCGTGAACTTGCTGTTGCGACTGTGGAGGCGATGCGTTCTCTCTGGGGTACCATTCCGCGCGATCTTCAGCGTGACTTTGTGATCGCCGGTGTGCGCCTTCCCATGTCTGCATTTGCGCCGCGTGTCCGGATTCCTCGCGCGCCTCGCGTGGTTCGCGGACCGTGTACCGGCGTGACTGCCAAGGGTACGGCGTGCAAAAACAAGGCGTGTGCCGATCACGGCATGTGTGCGATCCACTACCACAAGAGTACGCGCGCAACGGCTGAAGTGCCGGCCACGTCGATGTGTACCGGTACGACGGCCAAGGGTGAGCCGTGCAAGTGCCCGCGGTACCGTAGCCTCGCGATGTGCTGGCGACATGCGAAGAAGGAGGGTCTCCTCCCGGACGTTCCGTCCGATTGCGCCATCTGTATGAACGAGATGGCGCCATCTGAGCGAACAAAGACTCAGTGTGGGCACTATTTCCACACGGCGTGCCTGTCCGAGTGGGCACGACGCCGCGGTTTTCAGCGTACGCGCCGCAGTCGTACGACGGTGAATGGGCCGTGCCCGATGTGCCGCGCGCCCTTTACGATGCCCGCACCACCCCCGCCGCCGCTCGAGGGACCTGCCTGGTACGTGATGGGTGGCGTGGCGCCGACCGGGATGACATCCGGTGCAGAGTGGGTCGAGCGGCTGCGCGCGGTTCCGACTTACCCGACGATGTCACCCGAGACGCTGCGTCACTATGCCGAATATGCCGGACGGAGACTGCTGAGCTTCATGGACGAAAACAACGGCGCGTTTCCGAGCGCGGCACAGACCCGCGTGATCATGGACATCCATCGCATCGCGCCTACTGTGTCGTACGCGGACTTGTAGAGTGGGGGACACGCGGGTATTGAACATCGAAGTTTATATACAGATTTGCCTCTTTCGTAAGCCCTTTGCCTTCGAGTCTATAGTCTTTGCGCGGATCGATCACATTGTCCAAGTCGTGCGTCTTGACCGTCAGGGGCCCCAAAAAGTGCGGGACGACAAACTCGTACCCGTTGACTGACTCTTCGAACGAAATCGTAAGCTTGTACCGCAGGTCGTGCCCATTGCGCTCAAACTTGGGGTGTTTTTTGATCCGGAAAATAACGATCAAGTTGCCGGGCCTCTCGTTGGGCGATCGCGCCTGTTCGCCGAGTCCCTCGATCACCTGTGACACGCCATCCTCGACGCCTGCACCGATGTTCAGGTTGATCGACACGGTGTTGGTCGTTTGGCGTTGGTTGCGACACTGCGGACAGCCTTGCGGCAGCTGACCGCCACCCTGACACTGGTGACATGGCCTCTGAAACATCTGCGAGATGAAGCCCATATTTTGCACCTCACTGATCATACCGGCGCCGTTACACACGGAGCACTTGCGCAGACAGGCGAAGCACGGCTTGGTGACTGTCGCCTTGATCGTCTTTGTGACACCGGTGAACACCTCGTCGAGCGACAGTTCGATGACGTGTTTGTGATCGCCGCGACGACCCGGTCCACCGCCACTAAATTGTCCGTGTCCGAACGGCCCAGCTGATCCGCCACCAAACATGTTCTGGAACATCTGTGAAATGTCGGGACCTTGTGGCATCTGTTGTGGATCATCCGTCCCAAACTGATCGTACTTGGCACGTCGATCGGGGTCGGAGAGCGTCTCGTGCGCCTGATTGATCGCCTTGAACTTTTCGGGATCACCGGTTGGCTTGTCGGGGTGGTGCTTCATGGCGAGCTTACGGTACGCCTTTTTGATATCGTCAACCGATGCGCCTCGGTCGATACCCAGCGTCTCGTAATGACTCATTCCTTATGAGTGTCACGATACGTTTAACAGAAAATCTACACAGATGATCTTTCCAGCGGGCAGATTCCTCTACCGCGGGTCGCACGCCGAAGCGAATCAGGCCCAGGGTTACCTGAACAAACGACCAAACTATCTTCGGAGTAATCTGCCAGTGTATTTTTCAAACAGCAAAAACAACGTGCGTACGTACGGCACGGCTGTCAAGTACGTGACGACGCGTCCACTCAACCTGCTCAATATGGGGAGCGTCAATACGGTTGCGAAACTCCATGCAGCCGCGCGATCGAATACAGTCAAGGGCAGTATCCTGAAGGCGTTTCGGACTGCAAACGGCGAGGTTCGGCGTTTTTCAAAGATCAAGTACGACATTCACGTCGCCAAGTTCATCTGTACACTCGGGTACGACGGATACTATGCACCGAGACTCCGGACGAAACTTCCACAGGGGTCATTCCACCCAGAGATTGTTCTGTGTCACGCGAAGGATGTGCTCAAGGTGTACAACGTCAAGGCGCCAACTTCTTCGCGACCCTTGCAGACTCGAGTCGGTGTCAACAACAATCTTCGGAACACCGTCGCTCGTACAAACTACGGCCGTGCCTGATAAATAAACTCTCGCCAGACAATAGAATGCCAGCCGTTGCTGACTACCAGTTCAAGTACCAAGTGAACGGGACCGACGTCGGTGAATCACGCCACCTCGAGCAGTGGACCGACGTGAACACGTATTACCATGCCCCGAATGGCTATTTCAGCAACACGAACGTCGCCGTGATCCCATTCTGTCTGGACACGACGTCATACCAGCCGACCGGCACGCTCAACTTTTCCCGGATCGACAAGTTTCAGATTGTCACCCCAGAAACGGTGCCCTTCACAACCATGGTGACTGGCAACTACCTCTACGCCGTCGGGTACAACGTCCTCGAGATCAAGGATGGTACGGCATCGCTGCTTTATTGGGACTAAAACCTCGGACTGTAATAGATATGACCGAATCGATCGCCGGCGCACAGCTGTTGGTCGAGGGTCCACAGGACGTCTGGCTGACGCTCGAGCCCCAGATGTCCTTTTTTCGTTCATCGTACAAGCGACATGTATCATTTGCCATGTCGCTCGAACGTGTTCGGGTCGATCCAGGTGGCCTGGTTCGCTTCGACGTTTCAAAGGGTGACTTGCTCGGTTACGTGTACATCACGGCACACAACCTCGCGACCGACGCCCTCGTCCCGACGCCAATCACATTCACGTCAATGTCGACGCGACTCGGCGAACAGATTATCGACAAGCGCGATCTCGTCTACATGAACACCATTCGGCCACTGCTCGAAGCCAAGAATGAGTCGCAGCGTCGCGCACCGGTTGGATTTCAACCGCTTTGGCTGCCGTTCGAGGGGACGTATTTTCCGCTCGTGTCCATCCGGTACACCCAGCTCGACCTGTTGATCGAAGGGCTTTCGCCCGCCTACAACTACAAGGTGTGGTGCGAAGCCATTCACCTCCCGTACGAAGAGCGATCGTGGTTCGAGATGAATACGCACCGTTTGATGATCCAACAGGTGCGCAAGACTGTGCCGCTCAACGGTGAACTGTGCCTGTCCGGCCCGATGAAGTACATTGCATGGCCGGCGCCAGATTACGTGCTCGCGACGATCCAGCAGTACAAACCGGCACTCGCATCCCCCGTGCCCGTACCGGTCATCATCGATACCGTGAGCGCAAACACATTTTTCGTGGCGCAGACGTCACCGTACTACAACCTGGTGACGCTGGCATATACGACGAGCACGCTGCCGGGCGGCGTGTCCGTGTCGACGACGTCCGAGTCTGGCATCACGCTCGCATTCGCACAGAACACCGATACGGCTCTTCAGAACATCGACGTTACGGTACAGTCTCCGTACGGACTTCGATCGACCGTTCAGTTTCCGCTCGTCGTGTCGCCGACGATCACTCGATATCTTTTTCAGAATTATCAGAACCAGGCGTACCTGGTCAACGGAGGTCTCAATCCCACGTTATTCGTGTCACGTGGTACGACGATCGTGTTTTATATGGATGCACCCGGGGAACCGTTCAACATTCAGACCGTCAGTGGGGCGTACAGTGCCGGTGACGTGTACACGGACGGTGTGAGCTATCCGGCGACGGACGTGGGTACGATCGTGTGGCGGGTCCCAGCAAGTGCACCGAGTACGCTCTACTACGCGTCGACGTACAACTCACTCTTTGTCGGGACGATCAACGTGAGCAACTGAAACCTCGACAAGCCGCGCCGCGACATAAATCGACAGATCGAGCGCCTCCTCGAGCGCCTCTTTCACCCAGTCATAGCCAGAGTCTTCCTTGAGACCGTGGCCATACTGTGCGCGACCCTTGGCCATGCGCTCCTTGATCAGGTCGAGGATCCGGTCATTCATCTCGGCCATTTGGGTCTACGACGCACAGCCGCTTTAAGAAAACACGACAAGTCTCAGTAATGATATTCTGTGAAGGTCCGTCCGACCCCGTGAACGGGCCGCACGTCAATGCGACCAAAGAGCAGAAGCAAGAGGGGATGCTCGAGGCGCGCGAGCGTGCCAACGCATGGGCGGAGCCGTTCGGCCCGTTCGGCAAGTTTATCGCCGACCAGGCGATCGCCGAGATTGACGCGTGTGAAGGTGCCGTGATCACCATCGATGCCGAGGGAAACTGGTCAGCCAGTACGAATTACAAGCCGTTGGCCGGCAAAGACACGTGGAAGATTGACGGAATCGACGCACCGGTCTTTTACGCAAAGGCGTACGATTGGCCGCCGAACACGACCGCGATCGTCAACTCTGACGTGGGCGATCGTATCAATCACAAGATCAAGGTGATTTTGATATGCGTCGTCGTCGTGTGCGTCGCAATCTACATGCTTCGAAAGTAGGTTTTGTCTACACGGGTCGACCCCCTGCAACGGGATCGTCACTCACTCACGCTCCAATGGAGATTCCCCTCCTCAAGCGCCCCGTCTTTCACCGCCGCGCAGTTGTCGCGCGTCCTCCACCGACGCCGACAACTTCGTGTGAACCCGGGCCGCTCGTGCGTTCCCACCTCGGCCCGACTGTGGCTGAGCTGCGCGCCATGATTGACGACGGGCGCCTCACGCTCCGGTGTGTGACGCCCGAGGGCAAGAAGCTGTACGACCTCGACCGCGATCGCCTCGGCATGAACCCAAACGCCGTGGCGCCCATGCCCACCTTCAAGCCGATCGTGCTCGAGCCGGTACCCGAGGTGGAGGAGGACGAGCCCGTCAAGGTGGTCAAGAAGAAGCCGACTGCGCTCGAGAAGACGCTCAAGAACCTCACCGTGAAGAAGTTTGTCCGGAAGCACTGAGCAGCAGCGCAGCCAGCTTGTAATGCACGTACACCGTTCCAAATCTATGTTTTGTCTCCACCCGTCCCTCCCATGTCTTAGCGAACTCACCTTCAACCACCGGCGTAGCCATGAATTACTTTGGCAAGCCCGTGAACGTAACCATGACCGATACGATCAACTCTCGTATCGACGATGACCGAATCGGTATGATAAAGATGTCCGAGTCCAAGGTGGAGTTTATGATGATTACGACGGATCAGTCGTGGGAAACGAGCATGACTACCAAGGATTTCATCGGCACACTCAAGAATGACTATTGTGTACCCGTGCGCGATGCTGTAGCAATCTTGACGGACATGGTCAAGTACAAAGGCTTCGTCATCGAGGGTGATGTCATGACACTGTACATGAATCGCGGTTCTGCGAACGTACACGTGAAGTTCCCGCCATTCGGCGAACCACGCGCGTGCACGAGTTTCATGTGGTCTGCAGTCACAAAGGATGCGTCCGCATATTCAAATGCACGTGAGTGTGAACATGTCGAAGAGGAACGGAAGCGGATCGAAGAGCAAAAGATCGCGGAAGCACTGGCACTTCAGAAGTTGAAGCTCGAGTACAAGCGATGGAAGAAGAAGCACCCGATTGTACTCGTCGGCACCATTCCCGAGCAGTTCGCCCCTCTCTTTGCCGCGTGAAGAAAACCAGGTTTTGCCTGCACCGACCAAACCCAAACCACGGGATCGTCACCTCGCTCACGACAGCCAACCTCTACCTCACTACCAATGTCTCCCGAGCAGGCTGCTATGATCATCCAGGGTGCGTGGCGCGCCTTCGTCGACGACCGCCAGCACCAGGCGTACGCGGAGCACATGGCGGATCTCAACGCCACCTACTATGCCCAGTGCTACACCCGCACCTATGCAGACTCATCCGACGACGAGTACTAGCACCCCCACTACACCCAAAATTCCATATGACTAATTCCGGAGGTGCACGTGTATGTGCATGTCGACCAAAAAACTCACCGAACAAAACGAAAACATTCCCGGATCCCCCCAAACCCATAGCCCACTGTGCCCTAACCATCCCCTTACCAAACGCACACTTGCATTTCCGCGCGTAGCGTAAGGGGAAAACCAAATTCACGTTTAGTCCACACGGGTCCAGCGAGACACCCTACCAAAAACCACACACACACGACAAACATGTCCGGCCGGTTCCGCATGGACTCGAAGTACGGCAAGGCGTTCGCGAAGGCTTGCGACGAAATCCACGCGATCCACCCGAGCATGCCCGACCACGAGAAGCGCCCCCTCGTCGTCGCGCGTACGGAAGAGATTCTCGAGGCACAGGGGATCCCCCACAAGTAACGAAAAGTGTAATCGAAAGCACCCCTTACATATACTCACACGTCCCCCACTCCCCGATATACATTCAAAATCCGCCGAAGTGCACATGCACATGCACATGCACTTACTTGAGC